CATGTTGTGAAGTCTGCCATCCTGTCTCCGTTGTTAGGTGCTGTCTCTCCAGCCGTCACGCATTTGCCCCCTGCGTTTGAGGCACTTTCCAGCGCGAATGAGCGTACGCGCTGGCTGCAATCAATTCTTCAAGCGCCTGATATTGCATCCAGTTTGCTTACTGGGTACACAACTATCTGACTGCCGTTCACATCAACCACATCAACATATTTTGTGTCGGTAATGCTGGGCGTTACAAACGACTTGTCTTTAAATCGCCATTGGATTGTGTCGTTTGCGATGCTATAAGACATTACTGCATATCCAGCGTCAAATAATTCAGCAGAAGATTTAAATTGGATCATGTGTTCTTCTTTTTTAAGGCTTGCTCGATGGCTCTCCACAGTGACCATAGCGCCAGCCCGGAAGCACTAAGCGCCGCTAATTCATCATCCGTCAGCCCTACCCACGGGCGTTTCTTCTTGCCGTCATGCAGACCGCTCATATACGCAGCGGTTAAATCAGGCTCCTGCACTGGCTGTGCCAATGCTTCTTTGATAACAATGATAGCTTCGTTTGCTTTATCTACACCAGCGCCAGCCCAGCTCGGTGTGCTAAAAGGCTCAAGCGCCTCAAGCGCCAGTGTTAGTGCTTCGTCTTTAGTCATGTGTTCTCCCTTGGTGGTGTGCAAGTGTGAATGTCTGCTGTGCGCTTGCCGCAGCGTGGGCAAAAGTTGCGCTCCTCTATTAGGGGTAAGGTAACTTCAAGCCAAACAACCTTGCCCCATGCGTCAATAATTCCAGCGTCCAAACCTTTTGCAAACGCAATGTGCTGCATTTCATGCCCTTCAGCTTGAAGGCTTTCCCACTTTCTTTTTGCAACATCGACTTTAAACATTGGCTCCTGCGCTGGCTGCACTGGCAAGGGTGGGGTGGTGTAAAGGGGTCGCACTTCAGCGTGATGCCCTTTTAAAGCAGCCATTTCCCGCGCCTCTTCTTGCGTAAAAAACATATCATGCAGATTGCCCTCAAACACTCCCCACGCCACAGGCTTCTGCACTGGCTGGGGTGAAACCCGCGCTCTGATTGCTTCAGCGATTTCATCTGCTGTGTCTACCTCGTTGCCGTAATAACCCCAACCGTATTTGTCGCTTATTTGGTCGGCAACCTTCGCACACGCCTCGCGCTCTTTTGAAGATGCGGCTTGCCAGGTGACAAACTTTGCAGCGACCCAGCGCGTCACGTAGTCGCCAGCCGCGTCACGCTGCAAAGCTTGCATTAAGCCGCCTTCGCTCTCAATGCAATCATTGATGTGCGCCTCAAAACCTTCGCGCAGTCGGTGAATTAAATCTTCTGTGTGTGTCATTAAAACTTCTCCTTTTGGGTCGATAGCTGCTACGTTTTCTGATCTCATAAAAACCTTTCAAATAAAGCCCAGAAAAAACCCAACGTACCAGCAAACAGCGCAATGCAAGTCGTGGCTAAAATGCAGAGAAATAGCACTTCCAAATCATCGTCGTTCATAGATGACTCCTCACAAACTTATTCCGCAGACGGCAAGTAAGATGGCCTTCTGGTGTCCACCGTGCCTCGCTGTTTGAGCCATGATCTTGTGTGCATATCTTCTGCCCGGCGGCCTGCTTGCGGGCTTCCACAGCTTCTTCGGCCTGCATGGCAGACAGCTCTGCTGCCGTAATGTGTTCAGCCCTCATGTCCGGCAGTTCACCAAACAGGGCTGGCATTGCTGCCAGTGCCAGGGCGGCTACGCCCGCGATAAACCAGTTCATGGTTGCTTTGCCTCTTGTAGTATTTCTATCCGTTCGCGGCTGACGCGCAGCGTGTTGTACCGCTGGTGCAACCGCTCCAAGACCGACACGCGGCGCTGGTTAACGCGCTCCTCGGTCAGCATCTCCAGCACCCGCGCTTCGTCCAGCGTTCGCAGTTCAGCATTAAGACTTCGCCAAGTAGTTGTCAATTTTTTTCTCCAAAGTAGTTATCAAATTTTTAAGCCTGGCGACAGTACGCGCCGCCGCGTTTGCTTCCCTGTCGCGTATCTTCAGTTCGGCCAGCGCGGCTTTTAGCTGCGCCTTCCATAGGTCTATCCGTTTCATTTCAAAGCCTCCAATGCAATATCAGACAATGTGCGCTTGTCGTGTAGCGCGCCCCAGATCTTTTCGTCAATCGTCTTGCGGGTCAGCAAGATGTAGCACCACACCGCGTACTGCTGGCCGCTGCGGTGCAGCCGCCCGATGGTCTGCTCGTACAGCTCCAACGACCAAGGCAGCGACAAGAAGACAATATGGTGGCCACCCGTCTGCAAGTTCAGGCCGTGGCCAGCCGACTTCGGATGCACCAGCAGCAACTCAATCTGGCCAGCGTTCCACCGCTCAATCGCCCGGTCATCGTCCAGCGTCTGTGCGTGCGGCAGGCGGCGCTTGAGTTCGGCCAGTTCTTCTTGGTAGGTGTAAACCACTAGAGTATTGGCGCGCTGGTTCTCGGCCAACAAGTCCTCCAGCCTTTCAAACTTGTGCGGCGACATCCAGACCGGGCCGTTGTCGGTGTACAGAAAGCCGCTGGACATCTGCTGCAACTTCTGGGTGACCACAGCCGCGTTGACTGCCACCACATCGTTCAGCACAAAGTCCTTCTTCATGGTGTTGTAGTCGGTCATGTCCATGTCGCACTGCAACTCAACCGTGTGCAGCGGCGGCAGCTTGTCCTTGTACTCGCCTGGCTCCAACAGGTAAGTGGCTGGTTTGATGCGCTCCATGACCTGCGCCAGCGATCCGGGGCGTGGTGCCCAGTCGCCGTACTCTTTGTTGATCAGGATGAAGTACTGCTGCTGGAACGCGCCCTTGCTGCGGCCAAGCAACGACTGGTCAACGATCTTGCACTGGCCGAACACGTCTTCAAGGCCGTTGCTGGTGAACGAGCCAGTCAAGCCCCAGCGGATGTTCATGTTGCAAATGACCTTGTTCAGCGTCTTAAACCGTGTGCCCGACGGGTTCTTTAGCTTGGTCAGTTCGTCGTAGACGATGCCGTCGATGTGAGCCAGGTTCTGCATCGACAGCCACTGTATGTTGTCGTAGTTGGTCACGATGATCTGCGCGCCGCTGTACAGCGCCTTCTTGCGCTGCACAGGCGTGCCGACTGCTACCGCCAGGGTGCAGCGCGCCGCCCACTTGGGCTGCTCGACTGGCCACACATCGGTGCAGACGCGCTTGGGTGCGAGAACGAGGAACCGCTTGACCACACCGTCAGCCAGCATATCTTGCATGGCCGTCAACGTGATGGCGGTCTTGCCAGCACCCACTGGCGCGAGGATCATCGCCCTGTCGTGTTCGTACAGGAAGTCAGCCGCCGCCTCTTGGTAGTCACGCAACTTCATTTGCAATCCTCTCGCCAATCCAACGCACCACTGGCACAGCCCAAGAGTTACCCAGCGCCTTGTAGCGCGGCCCGTCTGGGCATTTGTCCTTGATGTTGGTGTAGTTGTCTGGAAAGCCTTGCAAGCGTTCGCATTCCACTGGGGTCAGGCGGCGCACATCCATGTTGGCTTGCATGACTGAACCTTGAAAACCACCACCTTGCGTTCTGGCTTTTAGTGTGCCAAAAGCATCAATCATTGCGTTTTGTTCTTCATCCAAACCAATTGGTTGCGCCACCGCATGGCTATTTGTCTTGGTAATGGTAAACATTGCCTCGCCTTCATCACCAATGCCGCATCCAGTACTTGCATCTGCATCCGGACTTCTAAAACAGTTCATTGTGTTAAGCGGTATCGGCTGCGCTACTCCAATACCGCCTTGATTGCAAGATGGGTCAAGACCACGCGAGGTATCTAAAGTCTTTGAAACATTGACTTGATTAACGCCGCTATTAGGGTTGCTTGATTTCATTGAGTTAGATGAGAGGCTGTCAAAGGCGTAAGCTATCGGTTGCGCTACTCCATGCACACCCGTAGCGTTCAGCGTGTACATTGGACCGCCATCAGTAAACCCATCACCATTGCCACCGTTCTCAGGCTTGCGTCCTATGGTGTTTTCGGCAAGAGCAATTGGCTGCGCTACCAAATCGGTAGCGTCTTTGTAATCCCCCGCCTTCATGGCGCTTGCTGTGCCATCAACTGAATATTCACCAAAAGCCACCATGCGAGCCGTGGTAACCATTGCATCGGCCTCTACTCGCTCGTTGCCTGTACGACTGAAAGGAGCGCCGTTTGTAACTGTGGGGGCAATACTTTGCCCCGTTTCTCTGCGCGGCGCAGTATCCCGGCGCACGCCGTCGAACTCAAAAAGAACCGCTGCGGGATCAAAGTCTGCTCTAGCACTTGCGACAACGAACACACGGCGGCGGCGTTGGGCCACTCCGAAATATTGGGCATCGAGGACTCGCCACGCGACTGCTCTTTGGGGGCCATCAATAAAACCCGCGTTAGTCCATCTGCCCCCTGGTGGGACGAGCGCATCGTCTTCTCCGGCAAGCGTTCCCAAAAAGCACCCAAAGGCGTTGTCTTTGGTACTGAGGACACCGGGGACGTTTTCCCAGAAGACAATACTGGGATTGGATTGTTGAACAGATCGTACTTGGTCAATTGCATTTGCTATCTCACAAAAAGTTAAGGAAAGATTTCCACGCGCATCATCAAGTGAATTACGCAACCCAGCGACTGAAAAGGCTTGACATGGTGTGCCACCGCAAAACACATCTGGCGCTTCAATTTCGCCAGACAGGATGCGCTCTGGCAGCAAGGTCATGTCGCCAAGATTGGGGACATCTGGATAGTGATGTTTCAGCACCGCGCACGGAAATTTTTCAATTTCAGACAGCCATGCAGCTTTCCACCCCAACGGATGCCATGCTACTGATGCGGCCTCAATACCGCTACAAACGCTACCGAATTTCATTGAGCCACCCTTCGATCTGTTCTTTGTTCCACAGGCAAACGTAGTTCTGTTTCATGCGTGCCATGTCCGACATGAAAACCTTTTGCAAGGGCGACAGCCTGCCGCCCTCAGTCTTGACCTCAACAAACCATGTCTGGCCGTCAGGTAAACACACGATACGGTCAGCCACCCCGCGATGCTGGGGACTGGTGAATTTGTAGGCCATCCCACCAAGCTCTTTGACGCGCTTGATGAGGTAGGTTTCGACTTGTTTTTCTAGCATGGCCTAAATTCTACACCATGTAAAAAAGATTTGCACAACAATTATTTTTTGTGCTATACTGAACGCCTCATCAACTAAATTGGAGTTCACATGAAGATTGAATTTACCCGCGCTGAAGTCGAGCGCATCTTGTTAGATCACGCCAACAGGCTGATCCCATACGCTAACTTTGACAGTGTTGATTGTTCCAGCCAATACGCCTACCGGAGTCTGCCAGAAACTATTACTGTGGAGAAAAAAGATGCAGCACAGTAAAATCGTCGGCGGTAGTACCGCCAAGCGCGTCATCAACTGCCCAGGCAGTGTGGCGTTGGTGGCCAAGATGCCGCCGCAGCCAACCAGCACCTACGCTGAAGAAGGCACACTGCTCCACGACGAAATCAGCAAATTTTTGGGTGAGTTGGAGTACAGGTTTACCTGTTCTCAAGATCTGATTGAAGACAAGCTCAAGCCTGCGCTGGCGCTGCTGGACGATATCGACCCCGACAAAACAATGGAGTACGAGGTCGAGACTCGCGTAGGCTTTGGTGACCTGCTGCCAGATGTCTTTGGTTCGACTGACCTGATGGGCCGCATAGGCGACAAGGCCATCATTTTGGATTGGAAGTTTGGCTCTGGCGTGCCTGTCCCTGCTGAAGAGAACGAACAACTCATGTTCTACGCTGCGGCTGCCATGCGTACGCCTGGCGCGCAGTGGGTGTTTGACGGCGCGACAGAAGTTGAATTAGTTATCATCCAGCCGCCCACAATCAAGCGTTGGACGACCACCATTGACCGCATCAAAGATTTTGAGCGGACACTGGTCAAGGCTGTCAAGCTGGCCCAGCAGCCGGACGCGCCGCTCAAGCACGGTGACCACTGCCGTTGGTGCGCGGCCAAACCAACCTGTCCCGTCATCACTGGCGCTGTTGATCGCGCTGTGGCCATGAAGATCGACGCGATTGATATTGACAAGATCGGCGCGTATTTGCACAATGCAGACCTTCTTGAAGATTGGATCAAAGACTTGCGATCCCTTGCCGAGGAAATGATGAAAAAAGGTCGTGCCGTGCCGGGCTGGAAGATGGTTCCAAAACGTGCGACACGCTCATGGGTGAAGGAGGAGGACGCTAAGACGGCGCTGCTCCAGCACCTGAAAGAATCTGAAGTGGTGGAGATGAAGTTGGTCACTCCGGCTGCTGCCGAGAAGCTGCTTAAAACGCAGAAGCTCAAGCTGCCGGACGGTCTGACAGTTTCCATCAGTTCGGGTAACACGATTGCACCGGAGAGCGATCCCCGGCCAGCAGTCGTTCAGTTGGGTGACCTTCGGGGCGCTCTTTCTAAAATAATGTAAAGGAAAATCAAATGTTGACTGTATTTCAATCCGCTGGTCTGCCAGCCGTGTCTTCCCTTGCAACTTCCCTCCGATCTATCGCCGTTGATGTCGGCCCTGCTGGTGTTGTCATCCTCAAAATGGACAAGACTGGCCACTGGGTATTCGGCGCTGATCAGACCGAGGTGGAAGATGACACCACCTGGGCTGTCAATCCTTTCTCGTTTGTCCACGGCTTTATCGCTTGGGGCGACGGTGAGGTGCTGGGCGAGAAGATGGCCAGCGTTAGCCAGCCGCTGCCTGAGCTGGACGTGTCGCCACCCGGTGCCAAGAAGGGCTGGGAGACACAGGTAGGCATGAGCCTGAAGTGTCTGTCTGGCGAAGACAAGGGCATGGAAGCACGCTTCACCACCACGTCAGTGGGCGGCAAGCGTGCGGTGCAAGCCCTGGCAGTCGCGCTGGCCGAGCAGGTCGATAAAGACCAGACCAAACCAGTGGCCATCGTCAAGCTGAAGAAAGACCACTACGCCCACAAGAGCTACGGCAAGATCTTCACGCCCGTGTTCCAAGTGGTCGAGTGGGTGAGCATGGACGCTGAAGAGGCCGCGCCAGCGCAAGCTGCTGCTGAACCTGAAGCGCCAGCAGCAGGTCGCCGCCGCCGGGCATCGTAACCTTTCCTGATGCCGCGTGACAGGCGGCATTGGAAAATGCTATATATTGATTTTGAAACCCGCAGCCGCTGTGACCTTAAAAGTCGCGGCGTGTACAACTACGCGCAAGACGCAAGCACCGAAGTGCTGTGTATGTCTTACGCCTTTGACGATGGCCCGGTCAGCACATGGTTGCCCGGCCAGCCGTTCCCCACAGAGGTCAAAGACTACACGGGCATGATCTACGCCCATAACGCGGCGTTTGAGCGTCTGATCTTTTGGTATGTCTTGCAGATCGACTTCAAGCTGGAGCAGTTCTACTGCACCGCCGCCCAAGCCCGCGCCAACTGCGCGCCGGGTAGCCTTGAAGACGCTGGACGGTTTGCTGGCGCGTCGATGAAGAAAGACCACCGGGGTAGCCAACTGATCCGGCTGCTATCAATCCCGCAGGCTGATGGCGAGTTCAGGCAAGACACTGCGCTGATGGCCGAGATGATTAATTATTGTGAGCAAGATGTACGTGCCATGCGCGCCATCAGCCAGGCTATGCGCCCACTCAGCCCGGACGAGCTGCTGGACTACCACGTCAACGAACGCATTAACGACAGGGGCGTGCTGGTCGATGCGCCGCTGTGCGCGGCTGCCGTGCGCTTTGCGGCCGCAGAAACACAAGAAATCCAGCAGATCGTGGCCGAAGTGACCGAGGGCGCTATCACCAGCGTGAGGTCGCCTAAGATGCGCGAATGGGTGTTGGCGCGTGTTGGTGAGCAGGCCAAGAAGCTGATGTGGACGGGCGAAAAGTATTCCATCGACAAGACCGTTCGGGCTAATTTGCTGGCGATGGACGACCCGGAAGAAATACCGCCTCATGTTGCCGATGTGATCCAGTGCGCTGACGACCTTTGGGCCAGTTCGGTGGCCAAGTTCAGCCGCCTTGAACAGCTT